ACACCACGTTAGGAGACAACTCAAGGTCATAAACCAATGTTCTTGGCCCTGCCACAGTTTCTTTCCTAACGTTTCAGTAGTGGGCTATATCTTGAAGCCAAAACCGCCACGGCGGTCCTCGTAGGGCCAATCCCACCGGTCATCCGGTGACAACGGGCTAGTGTCACGCTCAAAGTTGTGGGTTTCCCCAGCCCCGAAAGAATTGTTGGCCCCACCAGAATCGGCATCGGAACTATCCGGTACAGACTCAAATGACAACACTTCCACACCAAACACACAAAAGCGGAGCCGCACCGGCACCCCCTCAAAGTAAAACCAGTCAGGTTGACGACAGACTGGGAATGCCGGGTCAGTTTTTATTCGGGTGGTGACCGGCACCCCTATTAACAACGCCCGTAAGGTGGGCTACCCCGCAAAAGCCGCGCCACTCCGTCTAGACCGGAGAACGCGGAGCAAACTTCCCCACAACCGCTTCCCAAGAGGGTCAGCGAACCACGGTAAACAATTCATAAGGTGCAAAGACACCGCAGCAATCACAGCGCGTGTCATCACCGGCCTCGACACCAGCCACCGATCAACCGCAACACTAAGAAGTTCGTTCTCATTGCACGCTATCTCGTAGCCAATTATTCCCGCCGCCAGGACCGCCCAGGCGTGTTCGCCCCTGAACCCGCCCATACCAAATTCTCCAATCGGTTATCGGAGCGGTCACCATTAAGGTGCTTAACCCAATAGCCTGCCGTGACTGGATGGCCGGTAAAAGCACGGAGGACGAGCTTGTGAACGCTCGCCGTGGACTTGCCTATATTGACTTTCAGCGCGTTGTTCCCGTCGCACTGCTGGCGCAGCAATTTCCCGCGAGGATTTACCACATCGCCACGGTCGGAAACCTTGTAACCAGGATAAAAAGAAAGCCATGCCCAATTTTGGCATGACTCTACTGCGTGTACTCTTATGTTATCACACGGCATTTGGTTTACTGTTTTTCTGTGCGAAGTAAGCCAGCACATCACCTACACGGTAGACCGGGGCACCCGTGGGACCATCCATACTGTCGAACCCACCGGCCCTGCACCAGTTAGCGATATCCCAGCGCTGGAAACCAAACTTTTTCGCTATCGCCGCCGCCGTCATCCTGGCGTTCATGTCAGGTAGCTCATCATCACATACCCAGCCCTCCCCGGCCCGATCCATCTGCCCGTCAATACTGCGGCACATGGACGGGTCGCGGAGCATCAAGGCTTGTCGATAAGCGTCGATGATCCGGCGGTAGCGGTAATGCCAGTCAGCCACGCGGCTGCGAAGGATAGATTATACGGTATATCCCGTCAACCGCTTCACGCATTTCGTCAAGATACTTTTTAGCGGCCTCGGCTTCACCCAAAGCCCGAACCGCTCGCCTTTCGGCTTCCTCAACCCGGCGAACCGCCGACAAAGCCTTGGCCTTTTCATTGGCAAGAGCCGTTTCAAGCTCCTGAATGATGGAAGCACTCTTATCTCGCTTAAAACCCATTTAAATTATCCCTAATAGAATCTTGTGCCGAAATTTGAACACGGCTACGCTGGAAAACAACCTCATCAATAACACTGTCCGGTGCCGACGCCATTGTCGCGTTCACCAGAGCGGAAATCCACAACGCCCAAAACTCGGGATCGGACATGTCCAAAACGTTGGCTTCACCAATGTTTTTGCTGGCTTCAAGCCAGTAATCTACGCGAATATCAGCCACAGAATGCTCCTTACCAGGACGTGCCACATTTTCAAAAAAAGAGGATTTTCCCCCGACCCAAAATTGAATCGCCGGGGGAAAATCCTCTCACGTATAGATCAGAAAGGAGGTTGGCCCTCGCCAGCGCTCCACGGATCGCCACCCCAAGGATCGGAAGCAGTCGCAGGTTTACCCGGCGCACCCTTACTCTTGCCCTTGGTCACCTGGGCTTCCGCGTAGCGCAGCGACGGCCCAATCTCATCGACCTCAAGCTCCACAACTGTGCGTTTCTGGCCGCTCTTATCGTCGTAAGACCGTTGCACTAGCCGACCAGTAGCAATCACCCTTGCGCCCCTGGATAGGGTATTGGTGACATTCTCGGCAGGCTCACGCCAAATGCTAGAACGCAAAAACAGCGGGTCGCCGTCCTCCCACTCGTTCTTCTGCTTGTTGAACTTGCGTGGTGTAGACGCAATAGTGAAATTAGCTACCGCGACGCCGTTGCCGGTGAAACGAAGCTCGGGATCGGCAGTAAGATTACCAATCACGGTGATGGTGGTATCATTGCTCATTTATTTCTTTCCCTTCAGGAAATTCACACCAGCAGGTGTGATAAGGCTTACGCCCTGTTCCCGGCCACGGAAACCGCGCCGCTTAACCTGATTTCCGTTTTTATCGTACAACCATTCGATAAAGCCTTTGTCCCTAAGTTCACCGATACGCTTCCAATAGCAGGAATCTCTACTGACTGAGCCGACCGCGAAACTAAGCGCCTCATCGGCAGTAAGTCCCTGCCTTTTTCCCTTGAAAACTTCCAGAAGCGCAAGGCACTGAGATTCGGCGTTAACTCTAGCCGCCGCCAAGTGACTTGTTTCCACGTCTGTGTTACGGACGCGGGGCATATTGTCGAACGTTGTCATTTTCTTGACCTTTCCATACACCATTTTTCGTATTCACCCATCGGCATTGCCATGCCGCAATCTATATTACTACATTGAACCGTGCTGCCGCCACCCCATTGACCCAAAGTGGGCAGGTTGCAGTCGGGGCACGGGGCAGCCCTGCGCTGCCACACCGGGGCAAATCCCACCGCATCCGATACACGCTGGTGGACACGACGAACCCGCAAAGAACGGTCAACACCGTCAAGGAACACCCGTTGCTCCACACCCTTAATCCAATCGTGGAATTCTTTAGCTGGTTGCATGACCAAATCTTGTATACGGTAGCCCCCGACAAAGCTATCCAGTTCGTCAATGTCATCCAGCAAAACCACAACGTTCAAGTTCAGTGGCACCGCCGGTTCCTTGGTGCCGCTGACTTTTGACTGGTAGGCAACTTTCATCGACCCGCCCTTGAAAGTTTTAAGCGCTAAGGCCAACGAAGGTAGCTGATCGTATCGGGTTTGAATGTCTACGATACAGCCGGGACAGATCGTGTGATGCTTAACCGTGACGGCGGGACCGTCCTGGGTTAACGCTGAGCAGTGCTTCCCAGACCGGCAGCGATCATCCATTAGCGACTTTCTTTCGCTGCTTTTTGTATTCACGTCGGCACTGCAAGCAGCGTCGATAGCCTTCATCGCTGTATGCCGACACATTATCGCCCCTAAGCGGGTGGCCTCTTGGACAAAATTCTTTTACCGCAGCAATCTCGTCAAACGGCCTGGGCCACCGCCAATCAGGGTTGCCGGTTTCGATGCGAATAATTTTTCGGCGCTCACCGGGCAACGTTCCTCCCCAGATTCCGTATTCTTCCCTATTGGAGATAGCATAGTCAAGGCATTGCTGCCTGATTGGGCAGGGGCCGCAGACCTTAGTTCGCACACCGTCGCTGTCGAACCGAACCTGATCGTAGTCGGGGTAGAACATTTCGACCCCAACCGACGTGCAGTTGGCTTGCTTCCAGTCGGTCACGCAATCTCCATATCATATGAATTCGCCCAGCGAGGGCATATACATTATTCCCGGCTCACGATCAGCGTAATGTTCCTCGTCCTCCACCGCCTTCACATATATTTGACCATTAAAAATAGCCGCAGAACCAAGGGGATCGTCTAGCTTAGCCAATAAAATTGTCAAGTTTCGGCGTGTCAACTCCAAAACTTTGGAATTTTCGTCATACTTCATTGGCTTCTTCTTCATAACCGGAAAGCCAATCGCTACCCTGTAGCGTTAAATAGTCAGTCAAATGTTGCCCCATTTTGGCAAAAAGATTGTCGGTGATCTGACTGACAACGTTGCCCACAAATTTTATTGGAATAAAAATCATTTCACGTCCCACTTATTTCTGCGCTCAATCTCATCTCGGATATAAAATATAGCTTTCTCTAAATCCTCGACGGCATTACCTTTCAGGTCCGCTCTCCACACATATTTGATAGCGTTCCCCAAATTGAACCCCATGTGTCGGGTAACCTCAATGGTTTCGACTCCGCTGGGGTGGCTGGTGTAATGGGTGGGGTGGTTAACGGGGTCGTGGACGTTGGCAAATTGATCGTCGCACTTGGGGCAGCAGTCAGCGGCCACGTCCCAATCATAGGTACACATGGAGCAGATAGGCCCAAACTGGTCACGCATGTTTCACTCCATCCATCCGAAAGCCCACCACACAACAAAAGCTATAAGTAATACTGTCGCAATAACTAGTTTAGAAGTCACCGTCAGCCACCTGAAGGCATTTCAAATCCAGTGAACGCCACATTTTGACCACCTGATCCCGGTCGTCCAGCACCACCAGCACGCGGAAGCGCTCACGGATATGCTCGTTGAAAATCTCGTACTTGACGATGTTGTCTTTGCGGTTGTCTTTGGTTTTACGCATGTGCAGTTCGTCGCAATGCACGTTGTTATCGTCAAGCCATTTCAAAGTTTGGTCATAGCAGGAGTCGTCCCGGCCACTGACAACGATGACGTGGGCGGCATAATCACTGTTTGCATACATATTAACTAAGTGTCGGATGCAAGGATCGACCGCATCCTTGTGAACGTTGGCAAAATCGTAGGGGTCGCGGTCATCGGCGTGCGCCAACGTCCCATCAATATCCACTACGATAGCGAACGGTTTGCCTTCCGGCGGTTCGTAAAGCTCCACCACAAAAGCGTCTGGTGCCTCGACCACCGGCCAGTCTTTCATCGGCCAGCGGGTAGCGAGCTTGGTGATAACGGCATGACCCACGGACTTGCCCTGGCGAACCCGGTCAATGTCGGCATCGTTAAGCAGGCAATCATTCGGGTCAGTCAGTACGTCATACACGTCCCAGTCGGCACCGAACTCGGACGCGATCTTAGCCCACTTTTTGAGGTAGCTAGGATTCAGGTGCATGGCGTCAACGATGACGCTTTGACCGTCAGAGAGCAGCGAGGTAACCTCTGACGTTTCGGCTTCGGTGACGGCGTTCTCGTCTACGTCGGTGTACCTACCGAACAGCCGGTAGCGGATAGTATCTCGGCACACGATGACGGCACCCGTGCGTGACGCCATTTCACGGGCCGCATAGGACTTACCCGAACCGGGATAGCCGCGCATACAGGTCAGCCTCAAACCAATTTCCCTTCACTTAACCAGTCGGCGCGGACGGCGGGGCGAATGTAAATGTGAGCGCCAGAAGCCTCACCCGGCTCGGCCAACCGCTTATGGACAGACAAAGAAGTAACTTGCGAATCATCATCATAAGACACAGACGAAAGAGCGTCAAGCACACCGCGAGCCAACTTATCTACGTCCGGTCGCTTCACAGCCGGTGGCGTTTGCTTAGGTGCGGACTTAGGTCGGGGCATGACAAAGACGACATGAACACTAACCGGGGTAGGGCGTTCAATGTACGGCCCATTGGTAGCCATAAATGCTATGCTAGACCGCCAATCCTTTAGTCCCTTAGCGGACTCAATAAGAATTCCGTTACCGACGTGGCGTTTACTTCCCTGCGGAACCGGTTTGCCGGGAACAAAGAATTGATAGCTCATTTAGTAGTATTCCATAAAGTATATGATAGCTAATATGACGGCCATGACTTCAAACCATATTGTTAATGCTGTGCAAAGGTCAGCCCAGGCCACCGGTAGCCTTCCCGTGCCAGCCCTCAACGATTGGAGTGTCCCGCCACTTCCCGGCGGCAAAGACACCAGAAACGCTATAGGTTACAGCCCATCGTAAACATTCATCGAACACTGGGCACTCTGCACAAATCCTTTTCAATCCGGCGGTCTTGTCTGGGTGAATAAATCTATCATCTCCCTCACATAATGCTTCATCGCGCCAATCGCCGCCGTCGCCGGGTTGCATCAATTTTTTTATGTTCATAGAACTATCCGATACGGGCCATTTCTCCCCTAAAGCTCAACATAATAGAGCCGGTCGGCCCATTACGGTTCTTTCCAAGAATGATCGCCACACTGCCAGGTGTTTCCACCGGTCGGTGCAGCAACATCACTACGTCCGCGTCCTGCTCAGCCGCACCCGACTCGCGCAGATCAGAGATAACAGGAACCCTCCCATCGGCAGGGCCACGGTTTAACTGGGCGGCAACCACCACCACCATTTGCAAAGACTTTGCTGCCACCTTCAAGGTGCGGGTGATATGGGCTACCTGCTGCTCACGGGACACCTTGCTATTAGACGGCGAGATAAGCTGGGCGTAATCCACAAAAATGATATCCGGTTGCCGCAGGCGGCAGTGGGAAACGATCTGCTCGACCGTGATATAAGCCTGGTCTACCAGTTCTAAATCCATGCCTTTGCGCTGTTCGATATAGGTTTCGACGCGCTCCATTGTTTCTGCGGTCATCCGGCGTCCCATGATTTCTCCCTGAGATGACCAAGAACCGGCAGCCAATAGCCTAGAGCATACTTCTACATCATCCATCTCCACGGAAAACACAATTGACTTGAATCCAAGCTCGGCGGCACCCAAGTTGATATTCAGACCGGCGTTGCTTTTGCCGTCACCCGGCCTGCCGCCAATAATAATCATCTGTCCCTTGTGGGCACCGCCATTCATTTTGGCGTTCAATTCCGGCCACGGTGTAGGAACAATCCCTACCGTAGAGTCGTCAGACCAGTTCCTCCACTTATCGACCAGGGCATCCCACTTCAAACCCTGCCGGGTCGGCTGGCCCAAACCCTTGAACAAAGCGTCAGCGCTAGCAAGCAGAGATTCCACTTCATCGGTTGTGGTGGCCTCAGTGGAACCCAATTCAATTAGCCTGCGACCAGCTTCAATGATCTGGCGTTGACGCCACCTGTCATATACCACACGGGCATACGAACCGGCGTTGATTCCGGTCGGGGTTGTCTCCGCAAGCGTCAACAGGTATGGGGCACCGCCAATGCGGATCAGGCCACCACGACGCCCCAGTTCAGCCGCTACCGTAGCGGCGTCAACCGGCTCGCCCTTGTTGACCAACTCAATCACCACATTGAAAATTACGCGGTGCGTGGGGTGGTAGAAGTGATCTTCTTTCAGGGTTTCTGCTACGGTAGAGATTGCCTGGTTGGAGATGAGCATGGAGCCAAGGGTGAACTGCTCTGCGAGCTTATCGTTAGGTGGTTCGTTAGTTACCAATCTAGTTCCTTCTGCAATCTCAGCAGCCATTCCCGCTGAGCGGCGACCATGAATTCAGTAACTTCTCCCGCTGTTTTTAGATGCAGCGGGGCACTCGGGTATTCAAACCAATATCCGAAACGCCTAAGCGGTGTGATATCATTGGTTTCTAACGCATCCCTGATAAGTTTATCAAGGTTATTGTTTTTGTTAGCCCTTATTGCATCCACAATGAGGAATGGCAGCAGTCCCACTGTTGCTTCCGGCTTAGTTCCCCAAATTTTTAACGCCTCAGTGATAACATGCTTTTCCTGGCCTTCTTCCAGAAGCTCGCCAACCTTGCTGATGAGGCTTCTCTCCACGGATTCGGGGTAGCGTCCACCGAATACGTCAAAGACCAGCCTTGCCGCCGTGGTTTTTGGGCGGGAATCTCCGTTGTGTTCGTCCCAATCGTGGAACGTGTAGCCGCCGGGAACTCTATCCAATAGTCCAGATCGGACAAGCTGGTCGGTTTCTTCGTCGTGTTCAGTGAGCAACGGGCAGTCGTCGGGGATGAATCCTGACGTGCGGTGGTCCCGCGACCACGAAATCAGCAGCGTCCACAATCCCATAGCGGCCAGTCCCGCTTCCCCCACCTTGGGGTGCTTGTGAAGGTGCCTGTGAATCCTACCCCAATCGGCCATTTACGGGTACCTAACGTCGGACTCCCTGACGCACGTATAGGAGTAGATGGGCAGCCTAGATGTGAGCGAGCCGTAATCGACTTCGGGGTCGATAGCGATACGGCACATCACGTATACGCCGGAATGGCTGATGACCTCACCGGGACTTTCGTGACCGTCGAAAGTGACGATTACGTCGTCGCCCGATTTGAACTTCAATGAAACCCCTTATCA